ACCATAATAAAAACTACCAACATAACAATGTCAACACCATCCAAACCAACAAAATCGAAGCTAAAATTGATCAAAAGTCTTAAGGAAGGAAAGACTCCAACAATTCTTGAACAGCAAAATGCTATCACAAACGATGAACGAAAAACAGTAATTAAGGAAAAGAAGAATAATACAGCGTATGGAAAGTATCTTGAATCTTATACATATTCAGCTAAACGAAACGTAGTTGAAAATAATCTAACCTATTATATACATAAGGTAAATGGCTTTGCGTATCAAAAGCTGAAAACATTTATCGAACAAAAAGGTCCAGCAAAGTTTTCATTTGTATATAATATTACAATGAAGAATAGTAACAATACAAATGTTGATGCAGCTTTCTATAGTGAATCACCGACAATTACACAAGTAGACGATATTAAATCACAATTTAGTCAGATCAAGAGTAAAATAGATAAAGATATTAATGAATTCAATCGTAAAGGAAGTGGTAAGACAATTGTAAATATTAATCATGCATATTTCAACATTGGCGTCTGGAATCCAATTGTATCTCATGCAGCTGGAAGTTGGTTTGAGCTGCCTAAGGACGTACGTAAAAGTAAGGCACTTGTAAATATTAAGAATGAAGACAATGAGTGCTTTAAATGGTGTGTACTTGCTCATCTTTACCCACAAAGCGATCATAAAGAGCGAGTTAGTAAGTATAAGAAGTATTCAAATGAACTAAAATTTCCAGAAGATTATAATCCAGCAAAAGGATTTGAGCCATATGGAACAAACGTAAAGAAATTCGAAGAACTAAACAATATTGGAATTAGTGTTTATACTCAATCTGTTAAAGGTACTACACCTTTATCAGTTACAAGGAAGATTGTTCCTAAGGAAAGGCATGTTCACTTGCTTTACATTGTTGAGGATGAGAAAGTTGCATTAGACTTTAATGGTGTAAAACGTGAAAAGAAGAAGCATTTTGTTCTTATTACAGACTTTCAGAAGTTTATGTATGATCCTAAGAATAGGTGTGATGTAAAATTTTGTAGGTTTTGTCTTTGTAAATTTAGCCCAGATAAGTATGCAAAACATACTAATGGTCAAGAAGCAGAGTGTTTTGCTGTTGGTGAGAAGATATCAAAGATCATACTTCCAAAGAAAGGATCTAAAATTGAGTTCAAAGATACAAAGAAGTGGAAGATGAAGCGTTATCCAGTTGTTATTTACGCAGATACAGAATCTATTCTAGTTAAACCTTGGGATACAGAAGAATACAAAAATACTATACCAGAAGTATTAACAGAAGATAATGATAAGATATTCAACTTGATTACAGATTTTGCAGATATTTCACATTGTAAGATTAAGACTGGTGAAACAATCAAGTATCAAGCACATAAGATGAGTTCATATTGTTACACAGTTGTATTAAGTGAAGAAGCAGAAAAGATAGTTAAATTGAAACATAAGTGGGTACAACCAAGTCAGACATATGTTTATCGAGGAGTAGATGCCGGATTACACTTTGTTAAGAGCCTACAAAAACGATGTAAAAGTATTCTTAGTAGCTTAATGTACTCATATGGTAAAGACAAGATGCCAGTAGTAGGAAATGATGGTAAGGTTCAAGTATATAAGAATGGTAATATTAAGATGAAGACGCCACGAGTTAAAGAGTTCGAAGGAATTCCACACAATCAGTTTAAAGTACCTATTTTTATGCATAATCTTAAAGGATATGATGCACACCCAATTTTGCTTGAGATTGCAAACATCTGTCAGACAAAAGGTGAAACATTAGATTGCATTCCAAGTAGTGGTGAAAAGTTCGTTTCATTTTCAACAAAACAGATGGTTTTTAAAGATAGCATGTCTTTCATGGGTTCATCATTAGATAATTTAGCTAGGAATCTTTTGCTAAAAGCACCAAAGGAGATATTAGATACTAAAGATGCTGAGAAGATAGCAGATTATGAGACTAAAAATTTCAAGGAAACTCGTCTTTACTACAAAGAACGTTTAACGATTCCTAAGGATTGGAAAGCATACAATGCAAAGAAGCAGTATAAGTATATGTTTGATCAGCTTGGTTATAATGCTTTTGATATTGAAGATGAAATGTTAGAAGCAGTTACTATTGAGAAAAAACAAGAAAATGTTAATGATTTAGCAGGTTATGAAAATCCAATGGAAGATGATTTAGAATTATGTGAACAACAACCTATACAAGTAATTGAAGAAAAAGTAGTGGAAGACGATGAATTTAGGAATAAGTTTGAATACTCATATGAGCGAATTCGAATGTTAACCGAAAAAGGTTCTTATCCATATGAACACTTTGATCATCATGAGCGTTTCAATGATACATCAATTCCATCATATAAGACATTTTTGTCTACTCTTAATAATTGTAAGGTCGATGGCATTGATTACAATGCAGATGAAAAAGCTATAATTAGTGCAAAGAAGGCATACGATCGAGCTTGTTCACTTTACAACGAATTCAAGTGTCGCAATCTTGGAATGTATAGCGACTTATACGTAACTACTGATACATTGATTCTTGCTGATATTTTTGAAAAGTTTCGAACAACATGCATGGAGACATATCAAGTAGATCCAGCATCATACTATACGCTACCTGGCTATTCATGGGATTGTTGTTTGAAAATGTCTAAAGCAAAAATTGATCCATTCACAGAAGGACAAGAAGATATGCTTCATTTTGCGGAAAAAGGAATTCGCGGTGGTATTAGTATGATTTCTAATCGGTATGGTAAGGCAAATAACATATACACTCGTGCATACACTAATGATAAGAAAGACGATAAATCTGAGTGCGACAGTTACTTGATGTATTATGATGCAAACGCATTGTACAGTAAGGCAATGACAGAATATTTACCATATGATAATTATCGATGGGTAACTGGAGACAAGAACTTTAAGATAATTAAGGACAAACTAAATGAAAGGAAATATACAGGAGAAGAAGACGATGGTTACTTTCTAGAAGTTGATATTGATTATCCGAAGGAGTTGCATGATGCACATAACGATTATCCTTGCGCACCAGAGCCAGTTGTAGTTACTTTAAGCATGATGTCTCCTTATACAAAGATGCTTAAAAGTAAGATCTCAAAACTATGCAATAATATTAAACCAGGAACTAATGAATGGGACAATGAAGATTATGACGATAAAATCGATGGTAACACAACTGAAAAGTTGATTTGTCGATTAACTGACAAGAAGAACTATGTTGTTCACTATCGTACATTAATGACATACATTGAACAAGGACTTAAGGTATCAAAGATTCATCGAATTCTTAAGTTCAGTCAGAAACCTTGGATGCGAGAATTTATTAAGACAAACATTGAAAATCGTAAGAAAGCAGCTAATCCATTTGAGAAGGATCTATACAAGTTGATGAACAATGCAGTTTTTGGTAAGACAATGGAGAATGTTCGAAAGCGTAAGAAGCTTAGGTTGATCACTAATGAGAAAGATTTGGTTAAAGGCTTGAATGATATTCGCTGTGGAACTTGGGATGAAATTAAGGGTGGATTAGTCATCATGAATGAGCATGTAGGTTTCATTACGATGGACAAAGCAATCATGATTGGTGCAACTATTCTAGATATTAGCAAAGTGACAATGTACTCATTTCACTATAATGTGATGAAAAAGAAATATCCAGGAGATAAGTCTAAGCTTCTTTTCACTGATACTGATAGTTTATGTTATGAGTTAAAGTGTCCTAGAGGTCAAGACATTTACGAGGATATTGCTAATAGCCCATTAATGCTTAGTCGATTAGACACTTCTTGTTATGACAATCCTATTTATCAAAATGCAACAAGGAATGGTATTGATGGAAAGGGTTTATTAACAAAGCACTCACAAGACTGTAAAACTAAAGGAACGATGGGTCTGTTCAAAGATGTTATGGCCGACGAGAAATATACAATGGCAGCAGAGTTTATTGGACTTAGGGCTAAAATGTACTCAATATTGATGTTAGATCAACTGAAGGAGAAATCAACGGCAAAGGGCGTTAAGAAGAACGCTCAACCATACATTAAGCATCAAAAGTACAAAGACTGTCTGATGGGCGAAGATAAGGATAAGTGTCAGAAAATCACTTTTAACGTGATTCGATCACACAAGCATGAGCTCTACAGCGAAACTTTATCAAAGATATCTCTTGCAGCTTCAGATGATAAGTTTTACCAGATCAATAACACTGATAAGCTAGCATATGGTCATTATCGAATTAACGAAATTGAGCTTGATGATGACACTAGTGACGATTTTCACGATTAAACTTTATTATAATGAGTTAGGGAGTTAGATATGAGCCGCTAATAACAAAACCACTACTATTGCTGAAGTTAGTATCAGTAATAGAAGTAATTGCGCCAGTTGTAGTATTAGTAAACAAAAGAAGCAAACTGCTAGTACTTGGACCTAAGAATGTAGTTGGTTGATTTCCAGCAGATGTAATACCAGCAAAATAGGTTAGTGGAATTGATGTTGTAGTTGTAGTGCTGGTTAATGGAATTGATACAGCTGCTGCGCCTGTTGAAGAACCTTTACTACTTAGAGCAATGTAAATGTTAATATAACACATTTTTCCAATCATATACTGTTGACATACTCGAGAACTGTAGGTAATGCCAGTTGATCCACCACCAAAAGATAGTACTGGTGTAAAAGGAGAAGCAGGCCCTTTAATACTTACTTCTGTAACACCATTATCAAACGACATACTTGCTAAATTAAGAGTTCCCAATCCACCATTAATGCTAACTGCACCAGTCGGCATATATGGATTTAAGTTAATATTACCAGTAGTTCCACCAGCACCATTTGTTACAGATAAATTAATATTACCATCAATAGTTGTAATATCCATAATACCTATATTACCTGGTGTTAAATTTGCTAACTTGCTTTCGCCAGTATTATTACTCGAGAAAGTTGCACCAGATTGACTAGTAGTACCTCGAACAAATACTTGAGCTCCATTTGTATTAACTGCATTATTAATAACATTAATAGCTGGACTTGAGTTGATAACTGTAATATTATCTCCAGGAGTTGGTCCAGTATTTGGTTGCCAAGTTGCATTACCAGATGCATCACTTGTTAGAATATAACCACTAGCTGCTCCTGAATCAATTTTAACTGTGCCAAACTCAACACTTAGTGGAGTAAGTGCAGTCTGTGGATTTGACAATAATATATGACTGATTGACATGATTTTTAGTATCAAGTAATATTTATTATTAAATATGATATGAAACAGACGTGCCCAAAAATCCAGTTGTAGTTGAACTTGATGTGTATGTACCTCCTGCAGCAGGGGCAAAAGATAGAAGACCAGATGTTGAGATTGTAATAGCTCCAATTGCTGAGGCTCCATTATTAACAATAATAGCGGGTATAATCAATTGATTAGTAGGCCTCAAACTAGTAGGAAGCGCTCCTGCCTGACTTGCTAAAACAGTTGCACTACTACTACCAGAAGCAACAGATGCCGGCAAGGTCAATGTAACAATATTACCACTAAGTGTAGCTAGAACAGAAGTTGATACAGTAGTTGGACCTGTCCAGTTTGCAGTAAATGGAACTTCTGTCGATGTTGAAATGTTACTACCTCCACTTGGATTTACATTAATTGAATAAACATTAAATGAATTAGCCTGGTTATCAGCGGCAGAAGCAGGTCGAATTGCAGACAGTGACATTTTTAATCATATATAATTATCTTTTTTTATTTTTTAAAATGTTAAATAAATGGCATCATCATCACAGTACGAAATCACAATAGTGAATCAAGTTCACTATCGCGATGTCAATATTGTAACCAATCTCAATAATAGTGACTATAATGATAATAGTCCATCTAAATCACTAGTATTCTACTGCCCTCATTGTGATGGAACAATAGTTGTTGATGAAAAAGATGTAAATTGCGGAATTTTTAGGCATGGACATTATAACGGAGATGATAGAAATGGATTAAAGAAGTGGCAACCACTTCAACCACATGAAACAGAATCAAACATTATCTATTTGTGTGACAATAATATGATTAATGGGTGTGGAAAACCAATAATGCTTTCTAGCGATAAAAAGCAGGTTTTCACTTGTAAATACATATAATCAATAAAATTTTTCATTTATCATTAAACTAAAAACTTATGTCAACTATTGCTAAGAAAGTTTATAAGACTCTTGTCAATAAGTTTATTGATGCGAAAGATCCAGAGCATAAACGATCTCGAAGATTGTATGAAGGTGAACTGCATGTACCACTACACAACTTTACTGGACCTGGAACTCGTATGGATCTTCCAGAGGTAAGAAATTTTCCGCCATATAATGATATTGATGCCTGTTCAAAAGAGCACGATCTTGAATATGAAAAGATTAAGAAAATGAAGGGTATAAGCAAAGAAGAGAAAGCAAAATTGATTAAAGGAGCAGATCGAAAGGCAATTGAGTGCTATGATAAGCATAAAGACGAATATGGCTATTCGTTAGCTAAGGCAGGAATCAGTGGTAAAATGAGTGTAGAGAATTTATTATCTATTATTAAGGGTAAAGAGAGTGTGTTATATGGCGGAAACATCTACGGAGGAAAAGGAGTAGTAGGAGGAGGAATTCATCTTAATGACTCTAGTAAAGAGTTAAGTTTGAATGTAAATTTAGCAATAAGTAATTTACTTCTAGCACACACTGCATACTTATCAAATCTTAGTAAATGGGATCAATACGTCGTATGGCGATACACTATTGGATCGGGGCAAGTAAATATGAAGCTTATCATAGGTGATAATGCTAAAAATACGGATATTCATATTAAGCAGACAATTTGGACTTATCAATTTTTCAAGTACTTTAATAAGACTTATTCTAAAGTAGGCATGCCAAAAGAAATTCAAAAGTATTCAAAATACTTCTACATTAGTGGAGCATTAGAGTACATTAATTTATCAATGAAAAAGAAGATTAGAATTGCTAATGATATTATCGATGCATATACTATTAATTTACAGCGAATAATCAATGAAGCGCCAAAAATAGAGCAAGATATCGTTGTATATAAAGCAAGCACTAAATATTGGACAGACGATGAAAACAATAGAATTGTACAGAAGCCATTCAATAGCAGTTCTTATGATCCAACATTTCCATTCAATATGTTCATGTCAGAAGGATCAAACTGTTGTTTATGGCAAATTTTAGTTCCGAAAGGATCAAATGTCTTAAGCATTAATCCTTCTTATCATGCATATCCATTCGAGCGAGAGATACTGTTTCCGCACGGTGTTACATTCGATATTATTGATGAAGAGAAAGTTGTATTAGATTACATCGATAAAGAGAAATTGCTTGAAGTTATGCAGGAAGTTCAGGACATTAAAAGTCAGACAACCAATAATGGAACAGGCGTAGTCATTGGTGAGGTTTATCGTTTACCAATAATTGGTGATACTAATCATAATCAGTGTAATTCACTGACACCGATTAGTAATTGGTGTAATCATCGTGAAGTTAATCTTTACACAGCAGTGCTTCATAAATTTTAAAAATCATAATTATAGTTAATAAAATGACTGACACTAAGACAACTGACAGTAAAGCATCATTCGAGGAATCATTTCTTCTAAAGTCGTTAAGGTATTGTAAGGGTATTACTAGTAACTCAATGTTATCAATGGTTTTGCCTAGTTATGATCAAATTGATAGTATTATCTCTAGGTTGAAAGAACATAGTAAGAAAACTACAAAAGATTATGAAGAGCTAATGTTGTATGGTGATCCAAATGATGATAGTCTTATCAATGATGTAGGAATTATGGACTATAAATATGCAATTAAGGCATATGATGAAACTGCCGACTTTCTTAGCAAAATCATGTTTATTGAAGAAGACAAAAAAGTTATGGGGTTGATTATTTATTATGGTTACATTGATGATGGCGCCGGAGCGAGCAGTGCAAAGAAAGTGTTTCATACTTTTCCATGTCCAAAAGACTTTATGGATTGTCCAGACGACATTAAATCAGACATTAAACTTGCACAGCGATTTGATCTAAATATCTTAAACTATAATAGTTGGTTTACTGATGAATTTAATTATATTAGTTAATGTTCTAAATAAAATAATGCCTAGTCAACTTCAATCTGTTTCGTTTCCAAAGAGTAAGTGGTCTAAGTCAGCAACTGTAAAATGGCTTAAGAAAAATAGCATCGAACCAATTAAAGAGGGTCATGAAACTAAAGATTGGATTCACTATCGAATAATTAGTCCTCCATCGCATGATGATGGTGTGCGATGGTTTAGCAAACATATTGATGGTATGCATAAAGGAAAGACAATGCCAATTACTATTACACTATTTGACGATGGTCAAGGCGCAGGTATTGGTCTTGATCCAAGGGAGGTTAGCGATTTAGATAATCCTCGTGATTTTGAAACTGCATATCCATTAATGGAAGAAGGTAGCATACTAACTTCTTCCATTAATGGAGATGCAAGTCGTGGTATAAGTAACACAGAGAACGAATTTACTGGTGTTGATGATAAAGGACGAATTGCATTAGATATCACATCAGATGAGAAGGTTAATAATCAAGATCGCGCCATCCACACTGATGTGTATGAGATGGATCCTTCTAATAGTAATTATTGGCTTCAATTTGGCCCTGATACTCTTTTAGGAGCAATGATGCTACCAAAAGCAGATGGTGGCATTGGATTTCCTTTTCCTAGCAGTGCAGGAATTTATACACCACATTAAAATTTTTATTTTGTTTTAGCATTAATAAAATCAATGTCATTTGAAAACAAACTTGAATCATACTATGCAAAGAACGCCAGTCAGGCAGATATGCACGGTTGGGGATTGAGTGGTGGAAAGAAGTCGCATAGTGCAATGCATGGAGCTGGATATGAGGATGAAATTAAGAAAGCAGTTTATGGGCACGGAATTAAAGATGGCGCCGGAGGGCGAGGTCTATCAGGTGGACGACGTAAGCTGCGTAAATCGCATGGTGGTACTCTTAGTGCCGGAGCTATGGGGTATCCTGCACGATATCCAGGATCTTTTCCAATGCCTGGTTTCTATCCTGCAGAACCAATTATGACAGAAGCTAAGCGAATGAGCTTTATCGATGGACTAGGACTAGGATCGGGAGCGGGATTGAGTGGTGGTACTGGCACTGGTGGTGTCGCAAGACAAATGAAGAAGCATAAAAGTCCAGCAAAAGTGGCCGCAGGGAAAAAGGCTGCTAGCGAAAATCCTTGGTTGAAGAAAATTGCTGCATATCGTCAAGAACATGGTGTGTCACAAAAACAAGCTATGATTGCACTAGGTAAACGTTAGTGAAATAGAAAGTCTAATAAAACATATGACTAACTTATACGGTCTAGTAGCAGAAAATGCACGGTGAAACCATAATAATAAAAATTATGACTAGATTTAATAAAAGTAATGCTTCTCATAGATCGGCAAGGTCTACGCAGTAAAGAAATTGATGGTGTTGAAATCAAAGACTATCGAGAAATAGCACGTATTTTTTCAACTAATCCGAAATACCTAGATGAAGATGGCAAGGAAAAATCCATCTATTTAGTACCAGACAACTACATCTACGACTTACAAGAAGCTAGCCAGCATAATAAAGCTAAGCATTCGGCAGCATCACAAGAAATGCCGTCAATAATTGATGAAGTAAAACATCGCAGTGGGCGAAAGGGAAGGAAAATTTTAGCAAAAGATCTCAAGAATCTTAAAGGTCTGTATGAATCAATGTCTAAAACTGGTATGAATCATGATGATATTAGTTCATACATTGAATCAATGACTAATGATAGCGAGCTGAAGGAAATTTATAGTAAATCTAGTAAGCTTCACAAATCTTGTATGAATAATACACTGATTGGTGTAAGGGAGCTAACATTTGATCGTAATGAATTTGATCATATCGATAAAAATGGTGATGTTGAAGAAGGAGAGATTGTACCATTACCAATAACAAACTTTACTAAGGATAAGATTAATGATATTCGATTAGGTAAGACCGTATTCTTTATTAATGACAGTGATACAATTGGAAAAGAGAATTGGAGAAAGGTTGCAATTAAAGGTGATTATGTTGATGATCTAATTGAAACAAAAACATATAGTGACAGGGAAGTGTATGTATCAAAGCACAACAACAACAACAACAACAACAACAACAGCAGAGTTGCTGTTGTTGCTGTTGTTGATCCTATGAATCCTATTCATGAAAAATATAAGCCAACAGGTGAAGAAATGGTAGAGATTACTTATGTTTATGGTCCTAACCGAAGTGGTAAGACGTATTACGCAGCAAAGTATGCAACACTTTGGAGTGAGATGTTTGAAAAATGGCCAATATATTTATTCAGTCGGCGAGATAAGGATAAGGTTCTTGATGATATACCATCTTTAAGTCGTGTTGCAATTAATCAGGATTTAGTTGATAATCCTCTTACAATGACTGATTTCGAGCATTCACTAGTAATCTTTGATGATATTGATACCATTGCAGATAAAAAGATCTGTAAAGCAGTGCAGAAACTGCGAGATGATATCATGGAAACTGGTCGACAAAAGATGATTTATGTAATTAACACTAGTCATCTTGGTGCTAACTATGGGCCAACTCGTACAGTTCTTAATGAAGCAAATTCTTATACCATCTTCCCTCGTAAGGGTAACTACGAGCATAACTTTAGGATTCTAAAGGAAAAGATGGGAATGAAGCCAGAAGTAATTAAGAGTATAATGGATCGTCCTAATGGAATTGCGCATAAGGGAAAATGGGGATGGATCACAATTTACAAAGATAGTCCACAGTACATCATCAGTGAAGTTGGCGTCAAACTGCTCTAAGGCACTAAAGATCAAAAGAACCGTTAGGCGCTAAAGTGTTTAAGCAAAGGCTTGATCTTTATGGCTTGAGAGAAGAGCTTCAACTAATGGCAGCCTATCTACGCGCCTGCAGTATGCGAACAAATGTGAAACTTGAACAACTAAGATAAGACCTGCTACAATAAGAATAAGTTCTGGAGTATTGTATTCCATCTTTTTATTAATAATAATGTTTATAATAAAAATCATGTCAGTATCACACATTCTTCTTGGTAATCAAGCTCCGCAAAATGTTGAGTTCAATGACGTAAAAATTGATGGTACACTTATTGCTCCTAATTTTAGTGCATCACCTACAGTTATTGATGTTGCAGCTACTGCATCTGGACCATGGGCTTCTCCACAAAATTGCTTCTATCACATTTCATATATTGGTACAATTGGTGTAACTCCACTACAAGTAACTATTCAGTATGATGCAGTTGATGCTATTGCATCTGTTAGCACATATATTACTTTAAGTCCAGTTATTCCGTCACAATTTTTAGGAGGAATAACAAACTATAGTTCAGGAATATGTTGTTTTGATAATGGAGTATTTACAACTGGCGTATGTGTTTATAGCTTAGATAATACTGGACAACATTACATTGAGGCACCAGGAGCCAACAATTTTAGTGGTACAGGTACTACTGGTTATAATTCTTTTGCGATTTCATACATCGTTCCTGGGCCATAATAAAAGATGGCTTACTGACATGTTTATTAATAACTGTTTATGCTACAAAATAAAATCCGCTTAAATTAACAATTGCACTTGCAAGAATGTTCGATGCATTTAAAAATGAAACAGTACCAGTAGAGCCTTGCCATGAAAGATTCATAGTACTTGATCCAATTGCAACTGCTGCCGATATAATAGTTGCCGAAGTAAATGTAGTATCTTGAACAGGAAAGTAGTTGCAAGATGTAATTGAAATTGGTAATGCACTACTTGGAAGTACTGGTAAAGATATTGCAAGTTCACCTGAACTACTTCCTTTTGTAGTTACAGTTATTGAACAAGCAAAGAATATAACACCACCAATCTGCTGATAATGTCCAGTTGAACTAAATACCCAACCTACATTTGCGCCACCAAAATACATCACTGGACTATAAGAAGTAGATGCTGATGATGGAATAAATGGACTAGAGACTCCATTTATCGTCGTTAGTGTTGCATTAGTTGCATTAAGTGTAGGCGCAGTTAATGTTGTGATATTACCAGTTGTAGCAGTTAATGAATCAACTGTTTCTGTTGTTGCATTAATGGTACCTATCGTTGCGCTAGTTGCAGACAATGATCCGACAGTTTCAGATGTTACGTTATTAGTACCTATTGTTGCACTAGTTGCAGATAATGTTCCAACAGTTTCCGATGTTACAGTGCTTGTACCAGTTGAAAAAGAATTTGTGTTTAAGGCATTAGTATTCAAAGTATTAAAATAGTAATCATTTACGGTTAGCAACTGTGCATTAGAATTTCGAAGACTACTGAGTGACATTGCTTTATTTATTAAATTATGTTATTAAAAATAAACTGATGCCTCCTTCTAACAACCCAAAATCTCGACTAGGTTATGATCAACATCATAAAATGAAACTTATTGCCAGGTATCAATGCCATCAGATTGAAAGAAGTAATACTGATCGTTTCCAGGTCCACCTGAAGGACCTATTGTTGCCGGCGAAAGATATGAAGGTAAATAATTGCCACCCTGAGTCAAAAGGTTAATAGTTGTAGTAGTAGACTTATTGAATAGTGAAATTTGTAATCCTGGGCATGCTGACACTAAAGGAAAAGTCCAATTAACAACAGTTAAAGTCTCTCCTGATAAACATACTACAGCACTACATTTTGAAGGAATAGTATAATTTACTGTACCGATTGGTACATTTATGGTGTTATTTAAAACGCCACCTCGTAATGTAGTTACAACTAATGGTACAGTTTGTACTGTATCAAATTTCGAATCGTCAAGAATATGAGATATTGACATTTATGATTTTTTAATCATTACAAATTATTAATAATGATTTTAATCACTTATTGACCATCGTCATTAAAGTTACATATGCATCAGGTGGTAGCTTTTGTCCGACAAAAAGTGGAACGAACTCTTCTATACTTAGTCGCTTCAATAGACATCGCATTGCACACCATCGCCCGCATGTATTAGTTGCACCAACTGTAGATTGTAGCTTGTACTTATTATACAACACTTCTTTAACACCACTGTTAGGATTTTCAAGATCCGCTGAAATAATGTATGATAAATGTTGCCTATCTTGGTTACTTTTCTCCTTGAAATCTTTATCAATAAACTTCAATTCACTATCTGGCACCATTCCATATGGATCGAATATTTCATAACAGCCTTCTTTTGCTCCTGGATGCTTAATCAATGCTGTCCAGTGACCGAAATTCTGCTTAGTCATATATAAAATACATGCACAGCTTTTAGGCTTTGCATCTTGCCCAATCAAAATGTCTTTAATGCTCTTTTTATCTGCAAGATCCGGATACTTATGAATAGCAACGTCACCATCTAACAAATTCCTAATGTCAGTATCAGAGTAACTGAAAGCTTCAGCATGTTTAACAATATTATCCATAGTTTTATTATTATGAAGTAACAAATAATTATTATGTTACATTAAGTTAATGATAGTGCATCGTTACGAATAAACAAGAACTTAATTGAAAAGTAATCTCCTGGAAGCATAATTAAATCACTGAATGATAGATCTTTATGCTTATACTGAATATAAGCATCGATTCGACTAAGTATTGGCTTACTAAGAAGATCAATCATTCGATAAGGCCCATTAGGAACATATTGTACTGGCGAACGATCAAATCCACTTTCTGTCTTAATAAGATCTAGGTCTGTAAGAACTGGTCGAGGAACTTGTGAACCACTAGTTGTAGTATTAGTTGTAATATCACCTTGAGGAGGAGCAAATATTTCATATCGAATTGGTAGAGTACCAGTCTCAATAACAATTGATTCAATATCTTGCCACTGTGATAGAGTCGAGTACTCGCCAATCATATTTATGGAATTGAATGATGTGTTAACTATCCAATTTGCACCAGTAACGTCTGTAGATGGAGAATGTGCAATGTTTCCGTTAGTTGTCGAAGTATAAATAGTGCCACCAATATTTGGATAATATACATTTTGCCCAATTTCATATGTTGATAATGGACTCCAAGTAGTAGGATACCCGCATGGTAATGGGGCCCAAAATGCAGTTGCTGTACCAGGCGTTGGCGTATGCCCAATGTTTGGATATTGAAGACTAATAAATGGTACGGAGTTTTGTGTTGGATAGTAAACAATCTGCGACTGAACATATGTAACACCAGCCTGGTAAATAGATGAATTTGCTAAAGTTGCTGTTTGTGCTTGCCATGTAGATGGTGAACTTCCAGGTAAAACGCCAGTTGTATCTACTATAGCAGCATAAATTAGATTGTTATAAATTACAATCGATCCTCGTTTGTAAGTAATTCGAATATCATAATTTGAATAAATATTGCTAATATTATTAGTTAACAAAGGATTAACGCCGTTTGGAATAAGTACTCCACAATTTTCCATATTAAGAGTTACGACACTATAACCTGTAACTTGAATATTAGGAATACCTGGAAATGAGTTAAATAGACGGAGTGTCGAATAATCAAGATTAATTATTGTGTTATTTGATGACCCCCAATCTGGACTATATACATCATTTTCAGCAATAAGACTAAAACGGTTTGTTGGCTTATTAAATACAACATATGGCGGATTAGTTCCAGTAAATGCTGGCTGTGTTGTTTTCAATTCATTAAATGCTTCGAGAAAAGCTGTATTCAGAGAATCAATGAATTCTTGATAGTAGAATACATAATATTTACCATCTGGGAATATGTTAATATTAAGTGGCTTTAGAAATACTTGAACAGATGTACCTGCGCATGATAAAACTATATAATAATTATTCAAAACGAATTCAAATAGAGGAATAGTTGTAACTGGGAAAGTTGCTTTTGCAATAGTAAGATAATACTTTTCTGCATCGTGTAGATATGGCTGATCAAAGTCGATCTGAAAATATGCAGGAATACCAACATCAGTATTGTTATTCTTAGTACTAATATTAACGTAGACATGTTTTGGATTTGTAGTACTATCACTTTGTACAATTTCAACTTTAGTGGTTCCAATAATTTCTCGACCACTACTATCTCGAGCCGTGTCTGTTCTTCCTTCTGTATTACCACTTACAGTTTCTCGTTTAACATCATATGAACGAGTAAATGCAGTTGCATCTTTAGATGGGTTCAATTCCCTCTGACTATTCATCTCACCGCCATATCCTGGCATTACCATATTACGACTTTCATGAAGAGATGAACCAGTAGAAGAAATTGTTCGTCGTTGTAAACGATCCAACAGAGTTGAAGTTTTGCTTGATGTTGCCATTGTATTTTTTCCTGGCCTTTGAAATATATTAAATAATAAAATAATAATTTCCTGCAAGAAAAAGTATACAACACAATGCAAGCATCAAACTCTTTACTGCCTCTTGAAATCGATCAGGCTGTTGATCCTCGCATCAACTTGCTTAAGAAACGTTATTACACGATTCTTCGATCTGCTCAGAATAACATGCAAATCCCACTTCCATCTTCTGGTACTAATGATTCATCACTCAGCTGGACTAGTCCTTTCACTCCTAGTAACATTCTTGATAAGCGAATGACTGTTAGTGTTGCCTTTAGTTATGCTGCTACTACTGCTGCTCCTTATACTGGTCCAATTCTTAATATTGGTACGTATGATTGCCCAGCTATGATGCCATTCCAGAATTGTGTTCAGCAGATTACTTCTAGTCTTAACACTACTTCATTCACTTTGCCTACTAATGATATTCTAACTGGTATCATGTGTCTTCGTACTCGCCCTCAGTACCGCGATAAGATGCTTTCAACTACTCCAGTCTGGCCTGATCAGTATCAAGAATTTAGTGATGGTGCACTGACTAATCGTAGTCCAATGGGAAGTTATGGCGATAACCCAGCAGAGACTCTTCGAGGTGGATGGCCGCAAATTTCTACGCTTACTAACACCACTACTTCGGCAACTTGGATTGGCCGATATCATGACTTGATTCTGCTTCCTCCTTATGAAACTGGCTCTGATGAAGGACCAGGTTTCGCCGGTGTAACTACTAACTCATGGCAGATGAACTTGGGTACACTGACCGATTCTTGGAATCATATGGATCCTCTTGGTTCATCTGGTTCACCAGTTTGGAATACCTTTACTGCTTCAATTGTTTCGAGTGGTTTCCAGCCTACTCTAAACTATAATATTCTTACTCCTCATTTGATTCCCGCTCTGCCTGCCGATGTTTATTATCCATTGACTGTTATTGATCGTCTTTCAACTGCTGCTACTGCTGTTGCTGCATGGAGTGGCGTAGGTGGCGCTTCATCAAGTGACTTCCCAGGTTCAACTGTCACTAGCAACATGGTTAACTTGTCATATGTTCCATCAATGGTAATGATTTATGTTCGAGAAAGTAATTCACAGCTTTCTAGTGGTGGCCTTGGCTATACACGTAGCAAGGCATTTGCTGGTATTAGTAGTGTATCTATTACGTTCAACTCTCTGACTGGTATTCTTAACAATGCAACTCATCACCAATTGTATCAGTTTGGTCTTGAATCAGGTCTTGAAATGTCCTGGCCACAGTTTTATAAGTATCGTGGAGCAGTTCTTCCTCTGATGTTTGGACGTCATATTCCTCTTGTCAACCCAGATCTTGCACCAGGTGTTCGTGGTAACTTTAACTTCCAGGTAAAAGTTAGTTATTACAACACTAACACTAAACGTGGACTTGTTGCTCCTCAGCTTTATGTTCTTCCATACTACGAAGGAACTCTTATTGGAAAGCCTGGTGTCTTTGTTCAGCAGCAAGGTGTTATCTCACATCAGAACGTTCTTGAGTCAATGTCAACCCCACCAGTTAATGCCTATGTCAACGATGAGATTACTGGTGGTTCAATGTTTAGCTTCATTCGATCGGCTATCAGCAAGATTGCGCCTATCGCTGAAAAGATCTTTCCAGTAGTTAAAGCTCTTGCACCAGTACTAGGGCCGTTGGTAGGATTAGGACTAAATGATGGCTCAAGGTCTATGCCACAGATAATTCATGAGAGCGAGGATGTTAAGGATGAGGTTCGTCGGCGATATGCAAAACTTGGAAAGAGTAATCTTGTTGGCCGTCTAGTTCCTAATAAACGTTAACTATAATAATACTCAATAAAATTGTTTATTAACGCATTTTTGATAAACGTTCTTTAGCTTTCTTAGTCAAAACAACAAATGTATCTCGATTGTCGCGAGGTCCCATGAATGTCATAATTCCTTTGTTGAATCGAGCTGGCATAAATCGCATATTATGCGCACGCCAGTACTCAGATTTTGTTGTATGATCCTCAATCTCTTCTCGACAAGGATGGATCATTAGATATTCATTGACATGAATGAATGGGTCTGAAATAATAGGCTTCAAGACGCGCTTTACTTCAGCAGATTGCTTAATGTTAAGAGTCTTTTCAAGAGACATTGTTTTTTCTATCACCACGGTGAAATAAATATTTTTCGAGAAATTTATTTAGTGTACTCTACCATATCATCATCATCAGTCATTGATGACTGTGACTGCATACTAAGCATATGCTTCTTGTAATCTTCGAGCTGCTTCTTCTCTTCAGCACGCTTCTCACGACGTTTCTGTAAAATTTTATCTCGATTCTCTTCATAGTATCGCTGACGATAAGTTTTGTTGTAGTCGGGATGTGCTTGGCGCCATGCCTTCATCTGCTCACGATGACGTTCAGCCTTATCTGTTTCAGACAAATCGGCAAGCTTTGTCCGTTTGCTATCGCCTTTAACAGGAACAAATGCAGATTTCTTTGATTCAGTAGAGCTTACACTATCAGAAAAATCGTCAGCTGTATCGCTATCTGAGTCACTACACTCATCGGCGACTTCAGCAGTAACTGCTGTAGCCTTAGACTCTTCTTTAATTTGCTTATCATCTTTTTTCTTATCTGCTCGATACTTTTCCAAGAATTCCTGAAGCTTCTTATCGGTATAGTTTCCCATTAACTCATCAGTTTTAAGTAAACGACGACTAAAAGTCATGCTTTTTGATTTTAAATCATTCTCATAATAGTCTTTAATAACTGCTTGTGCTTCATCATCACTTAGACCTTTAGTAAATCGCTTAGCAATACGATCTTTAATTGGAATAATTGTTTCATCATATGTCTTTCGATGTTTTCCAATATCTAATGGAAGATCTTTACGCTTAGTGTCTTCTGGTTTTCGCTCAGTTGACTTAATAACTGCAGCAAGCTGATCTGCAAACGTTACGATTGGTTTAGTTGGCTTAACAGGAATAGCAGTTGTTGGTAAAGAAGATGATGATTGTGCTTGTTTTGATGCAATTGATTTGAACATTGAGTGAAGGTAGTAAGTTTTTTATTAGTATGAGAAAAATTTTTTTAAATTTTCTTCTAAAAATTTTTTCATCTTTTTTACATTACGACTTGAGTACTCACATGGTACTACTAATAGATCAACTTTGTTTCGTTTACATCGTCTAACTTTGCTTTGATCATTAATCTGCTGAATATCAAAATCTGCTTTAGTTTTATGATGAAAATTTGGATACTCTGTATGTTGCCTTCCTTGATACTCTACTGCAAATTTATACTTACTAGAATAACCATCTAAATATAGACCTTTTAACCAAGGTACATCGCTTGGTAAAGCCGGCCTTAACTCATCATCGTCTAACCCTAATATAGTCCTAATCAGATCTAAACAAATCCTTTCAGATTTAGATTTTGAGCAATTAGAACAACCATAAGATTTAGTTGTATGATCGGTAGGGCGAGTAGTAAATTTACATGAACATGTGTTGCAGTGAATTATTACTTTTGTGCGATTATTGATATAAATTACATTGTCATAAGAGTATGCATCTCCATGTATCTCCTTAGATAGGTCGATAAATTGTTTCAGGGTATTCTTCTTCACCATTATGTTTAAATGTTTTGCTTACAATTTTTTCTTTAACCAATTTATCATTTATTTTTATGTGTAGATTTTTGATATCCAGCCTAGTTTTGTACAAATTCAAGCCAAATACCATCAGTAACACCTTATCGGTTGTACTAATTAGTATGCTATACACGATAAACAACATGATAAACCCATACTTATAGAAGAATGGCTTGATCGATTTAAGTTGCAACATTTTTATTAAGCAAAGGAACGCATATTTTTTTACAAACACAGTGAGTATCAAGATTTGATAATTCATACAACTTATATAGGCGACCATTTGCATCATCGACTCCTTCATTTCCTTCACACCAAGGAGTAAAATCTTCATGATGCTTACAAGTATAATACCTAAAATATTTCATATTGAAATATCGATAGCGATGAAAGTTCTTTTCATCATCCCTTGGTAGACGTTCAACCATATGCTTTTTCCATAGCAGTGGAGCAATATTAGCTACCATTTGTTGTCCTTCTGGTAGTACCATATCAATATGTCTAATTCCTAATTCTTTTTTCTTCTTAGAAGCGAAAGCATTGAAGATTTCAGTCTTTGTTAGTGGTTGTTTAGCAGGAGAAGACATTTCTGCTATGTAGTGTCGGTAGGTTTTTATTATGCTGTTGATGTAAAAAAATAAATTTTCGTGAATTATTCATCATTAAAATCATCATCATCATCAGTATTTAACCCTGGTCCGTAAGGCCTTAAAGTGCTATACAGATGTCTATAGTTATGCAAATGAGTATTAATTCATTGATATATTTATTATAGTTTACTGAACAATTTCAAAGATCTGAGCGCCATCGCATCCACAAGACCAGAAGGACTTGCCTTGGTTAGGACCCTCCTTCTTGATGAGCTGCTTGACTACAGTGTGTGGATTAGCCTTGTTCTTGCATCGCTTAGCGACCTCCTTGCAATCGCTTGGCAGGTGATCGTACTGCCCTTCAACATAAGTGAAGCTACAGCCACCTTGACGAGTCTGCTTATTGGGACAGGTGTAAAATGCCTTGCCCTCGTTAGGACCTGCCTTCTTGATGATGAACTTGGTTGCAGGACAGCTACAGCCATGACAGTAACACGTAACAACTACTGCTGGCGCAAGGTCCTTAGACTCCATTCGGTGCAAAGGAGGGATGATGCTGATGTCAAGCTGTTCAGCCTTTGACTCGATTGATGAGCTAGAAGTAGACATTGAGTGATGATGTGTTGAGAGTGGTGGATGCTTTTTTATATGTCCCACGGGTAAAAAAAAATTTTTCGAAAAAAAAAGTTGGTCGGCCATAGACCCTTGTATTTTTTTTTTTTTTCGATGCACTCGGCTTCAAATTTGATCAAATGTCCCAGGTTATACCTATATACTAT